CAAGCCAAGATGGCACATAAAGAAGCTATGGAAAAAATGAGAGAAACAATGCTTCTTTTTGGTTCAGCTGGAATGTGGGAAGCATTTAATAAGAACCTAGCTGATGCAAGAGCTAGGAAGAAAAAGCAACTGGAAGAACTCTCTAAGATAAAAAAACGAAACGAATTGATTATAGCTTGTGTTCTAGGAGCTGCTCTCTTTGGAGTTGGTTCGTATGTATCAATTTATTTTTTCGTACAACAAGTAGGCTAAAACAACATTGGAAATTTATGATATGGAATTAAGAGAACGTATAGTTAATGATTTAATCAACCACGAAGGTAAAAAGAATAAAGTCTATTCCGATACAATGGGAATACCTACGATTGCCGTGGGAAGGAACTTAAGAGATGTTGGTCTAAGTGAAGACGAGATAATGTATCTTTTAAATAACGATATAGACAGAGTAGAAAATCAATTAGATACTTATTTTCCTTGGTGGAGAGATAAGCATGAACTTGTACGAAGAATGTTAATTTCTTTTGTATTTAATGTGGGCATAGGAACTGCCAGAAAATTTCCAAAAATGATGACAGCTATAGAAGATGATAACTATGTGGATGCTGTAAAGGAGCTTCTCTACAATAGCGAAGGTAAGCCATCTAAATACTACATTCAAGTAGGCAGGAGAGCTAAAGAAATGGCAGATTGGCTTGAAGAAGCTGATGCACAATGGTTAAGGAAAATATAATGATTTCAGCATTAATAGCACCAGTAACTGGATTACTAGATAAGTTTATAGAGGATAAAGACCAAAAGGCTAGACTAGCACATGAAGTAGCTACAATGGCACAAAGACACGCTCAAGAGTTAGCTCAAGGTCAGTTAGAAATAAATAAAGCCGAAGCACAATCAAGGAATATCTTTGTAGCAGGTTGGCGACCATTTATAGGATGGACTTGTGGACTAGCTATGTTCTGGCACTTTGTAGGAGTACCAATAACATTATTCTTTGTAGGTTGGTTTGCAGTAGAAATACCAGAGCTTCCTCAATTTGATATGAATAGTCTGATGACTGTTTTATTAGGTATGCTTGGATTGGGTGGACTTAGAACATTTGAAAAGACAAAAGGAATTACTAAATGAAGCCAGAGACAGTAGAGAAGTGGACACATACAATAGATACGTTTAAGATAATACCAAGAGCATTAATTCTAATGTGGATGTATTTGACGTACACTGTCATATTTTGGTTTATGTCCTTAGATGTTCCGACTGTTGAACAATCTGCATTAGTAAGTGTTGTTACTGGTTCTCAAGCTGCTGCATTTGGTCTGTTCCTTGGTCATTCTAAGGCAGTATAATTTCGTCACAAGAAGTTTATATGTGTATGTCTATTGATTAGTTGCGATGTTTGTACTATGTTATACATTGTGTGGATACGTTAGTCATCAATGAGGGGATGTATGGCTTTGGATAAAAAACAACGAAGGTTAGTCGGAAGACACCTTAAGAAAAGAGCTGTTGAAAATCTAAGTGAAGAAGAAGTAGAAAATCTATCTAGTCAAATTAAAGATGAAAACTCTCGTATAGTTGGTTGGGGGAAGTTCAGAGTTGATAGAGATAAACTTAGAAATCTAGGCAGTCATGGGTATGGTAAAAAATCTGCTACCATGTCTGAAAAGACAAAAGATGATTTATTTAAAGAATGGGTTAAGTATTCTGCAGGAGTGAAAACTGCTGATGGACAACCATTAGATAGCGAAGAAGCTTTTAAACTGCATTTTGATACTTTTCTAGCTTTCGTAAAACAACAACAATTAGACGAACAAGAAAAGAAGTTTGCTGAGTTTGTAAAGTCAAACAGTAAAGGTAAGAAGGGTAGTTCTGCTATCAGAGCTTTAAGTGGATGCTTAAGATGGGCAGTAGCACAATCACCTAAAATAACTGCAGGTCAATTAATAACTCTTTTAAGTGTAGCTGAAAACGAAGGTCAGAAACTTTCGTACTATGTAGATGCTACATTCCAAAATAAGAGTACTGTATCTCGTCATATGTTAGAGATGGGATTAAAGACTGAAAAGTATGCTGGTCTAGAATGGATAGAAGTTCGTGACCATCCTACAGATAGTAGAGCAAAAGAATTTTATTTAACTCCTAAAGGGCATCAATTTATTTCACACATAGACCAACAGTTGTCTATGCCATTTGATGAAAGAAATATGCTTAGTTCTATTATAGGAATACCACTTTCAACTGGTGGTGGTTCTAAGGTTTCTGTAAAAGCAGAAGTAATTACAAAAGAAGATAGAGAAAGAGAAGCTGAACTAGCTCAAAGAAAAGCTGAAGCAGCTAAAAAATATAAGTTCCTAAAATAATTTAGAAGGTCTATGAGAGAAATCTTGTAGACTTTTTTTTCGCATTAATTTTTCAATCCGTTGCATACTAATGTCGTTTTTAGACAAGTCAATTTTTCGTACAAAAATTTACTCCAAATGCCTTGATTAAAGCCAAATTTTATGTATAATAAGGTATG